TACGCATAAAGGAAGCACATTTCTTGCACATTCCTTTGCAATCCCAGAGTCAAGCATATCTTGATAGAGTTTCATCGACTCTTGGAAATGATGCTGCATCAAGATCTGGAATTTCTGATTCAGGAAAGGATCAACATCATCAATAGAATTCTGTCGATTCTTTGTATCCTGACGACGCAATTCAGGTAGTGGGATAGTGTCACCTAGCAGAGAGGAATCTGCATAGCGTTGAGAGAACTCTTGAAATGTAAATGATCTATGACGCAGCACTTGAGCTGCGATTGCCCTGGTTGTAGAAAGCTCCAAGGTCATATGTGCTTGCTCAAACACAGACCAGTGTCCATGCTTAATACAATACTTGAGCAGTCCTGCAACCTTAGGATTCTCCTGATTTGCAGGATTGCTTACACGAGCAATATATCCAATTGTCTTCTCTGCATCAGGAGTGACAGAGATCAAACATACTTTTGTCATTTACCAATTAGCATTCTAGAAATAATAATTAAACCAATAGATTTAAAGTAACCTATGGCAGGCAGTCCAAAGATTACAGGCATCAACCAATTCCATAGTAACATGAAAACCAAAGGAATGCAAAGCAGTCCTGTAATCATTCCAAGTTTTTCTGCCCTAGTGCGAGGACGGGAGACTTCTTCTTCGATGTCTTCCTCCACCTCGTCTTTAAATTTATTAAAATAGATGGTCATTTCTTTTTCTTTTTAGGAGCATTAGGATCGATCCAGAGTTTAGGGTTTGCTCTACCTTCAGTCTGTGTCATAGTCACAAAGTCGTGACCATATAGATCCCAATAATAATCAAAGATGTCCACCTTCTTTGCAGCAGAAACAATATCAAATTTTGTCATGCCATCTTGTAGATATTCTACAAGATAAGCAGTGTAAGGAAGTGATCGATCCGTCGCAACGGAAGGATCACATTCCTTATGAATGAATTTCAACCTCTACCTCCCCATTGGATTTGTGGAAATGCTTCAGAGACTACTGTTTTAGTAATCCGTTTGTATTTCTCGCCCAGTCTACCATCCTTTACCAGACAAAGCAACTCTGCTTCTTCTGCGGACAATCCTTCCAACAGTTGCACAAACATTGACTCCCTTTTGAGACTAGGAAGTTTGTCAGCACCACCTTTGAAGAAACGGTAGAGACCTTTATATTCAGACTCCAGTCTAGTATGCTCCGTGCCAACTGGAGCATCGTTAGGGGTGTATGGCACATCACCTTCAGGCAGCACTGAGATAAGACTATCATCAAAATTAATGATAAGAATCTGTCTCAGTGCTGTGCTGTTGTGATCGCGAAGAAGTTTTACCTTCTCGCTTTTGGTCTTTGCGTTAGAAACTTTTCTAAGCACTTCAGAAAGCAGCAATCTTTTAGTGCTGTTTTGTAATCCTGCGGGCATAATAAACTCCTTTAATCATCATCTTCTTCATCCTCCCAGAATTCTACATCATTTCTAATGTAAAGGAGATCGTCTGATATAAGCATACCATCTTCTCCTATCATTTCTGGGTGTGTAATTGACTTAGCGAAGGCAGCGTTTTCGATATAGTCTTCAACGTATCCTTTTGCTAACCATGAAACTGTAATGCCTAAAATAAAGGCACCGACAGTTACTAAAACTACCAATGCAACTAACATGGTCTCCTCCTTATCTATTTACAATGATATGGAAACCTACCTCCTTCGCTAACTAAGATTATTTATAGGAGGTTTTGCTCCCTCAAATACTGGACAGTCTCAACGCAACCGCCGAGATTTTTTCCGCCCTCTACAACTTGGGGAAATGTAGCACCTTCACCAAACTGAGAATAAAATCCAGTCCGATCAAAGTCTCGACCAAGTTTATATTCTACAAATTTAAAATCGTAGTGCTGCATTACTGTAACAATCTTCTGACAGTATGGGCAACCGTCTCTGGAATAAATGGTGTAATTCATAAATGCTCCAAATAAAAAAGGGACACCGCAGTGTCCCCAGATTGTGTTTTATTTAGACCGTATCAGAAGGAATACTTCAGACCCAGCTTAGCACCGTAGCCACGGTCAAGATCCTCATCGCCACTACCGACGAAGGAGACTTCGCCATATGCACCCAGTGCATCAGTCACAGCGAAACCAAGACCTGCCTTACCAGAGGGGACAGCATCAGCGTCACCACCGTCAGGAGTCAGCACAGTAGCGCCGCCCTGGACATAGTAAGAACCGCGCTCACCCAGTGCGCCTTCATAGCCCAGGTGAAGGTCTGTCGCCGCTCCGTTATACTCCGAGCCAGTCCAACCAGCATTGGTTTCCACGTTAACATACGGACCTGCAACAGCAGCGCCAGCAGAGACAGACAGAGCAGCAGTTGCTGCGAATACAGATTTGATCATTTGTTAATACCTTTGTTTACTTGCGGAATGGTTACCCGCAGATGAATAGGGACCCGACTTGTCCCGTTTACCCAAACATTATAGCACTTCTTTTACTGCAGGTCAAGTGTGACAGAATGTAAAGGTGCCTTTATTTATACGTCTTACAAACCCACCCTGAAGTGAAGATATTACTACACGTTACCGAAAGGTTTTAATTTTTTAAACCTTCTTCTTGCTTCTTCTTCATTGATTTCACCAGACTCCAATGCATCTAAAATTGCTTGAGTCTGCTTTTGGTATATGCGATAAGAGTCTCGTCGATCTCTTCCTGGTTTAGAAAAACTTTGATCAATCATCGATTGCAACGTAAGAATAAAGAATAGCTTGGCGTGTATGCCATATTAAGTTAGTATTGGTAGCTGTGTCAAGTAGATCTGCTGATGTCCTAATAATATTAACAACGTTAGATATTTCTAGAGTTGCATTGCAGTCACTGCCATCATTATCACGGAAACATAACTTTGTGCCATTGTTTTGCACCGACAATCCACCGTAACCACTACCTCTGACAATCTGTGCTTGGTATCTACCAGGACCCTCAAGTCTTACAGTCTTACTAGCACTTCCAGATACAGCATTACCCTTAGTGAAAGATGCTCCAGCAATAGCCCAGGTGCCTAAGGCATATCCAAAACTAGGTGAATCATCCCAATCAAAATCAAGATCAACATCGACAGTGCCAACACCCTCTACAATAATCGATCCATCACCTTTACTAATCTGATCAATACGAAGTTTAAATGGTCCACCACTTATATCCTTGCCAGAAATATCAGGGAAAGAAAGTTTGTCTCCCTTTTGATATCCAGTGCCAGCATTATCAATAGAAACAATCTTATAACTGGTGTTGTTTGGATTTCCACCTGCACCTAATAGTGCATCAAATCTAACAGTAAGAAGCATACCAGATCCACTACCACCTGTAGGTGATACCTGTGCCTGCACGAAATCATTTTCATTACTCCACAATTCTGCTCTACCACCATAACTAGTCTTCGCAGATTCTCCAACTGCTTTGCTGAAATATCCAGGACGACGATTGCCAGGTAAGTCATAATCTTCATACAAAGAAAATGCAATCAGTTGTCCTGCCTCACCATCAAAATATACACTGACATTCGATGGGTTTTTAGTCATTTTCCAAGCACCACCTGCTGGATTAGAGTCCCATCTATCTTCATTAGGTTGACCAGATTGATTTGTAACCGTCATTGTTAACTGGTGAGACCCAGCAGTAAAATTAAAACTACCAGTTGAAGAAGATGTAAACCCTGAATGAGTTATGATGTTAGTCCCATCCCAATCTATTGTCATAGTATTGTCAGAAGCATACTCAATATCATAACTACCAGAAACAGGAATATCGATTCGGTAAGTAAGAGATTGGGGATCCCCAGCATAGGTCTCAAAGTTAGATGAGAATACAGCATACTCATCCATGAAATCACCCCAAGCATTATGAGGACCAGACTTAACCCAGTCCAAAACTTCAGTATCTTTGCACGGTGATCCACGACAGATTCTCATATACCATCCACCAGGATTACGAGTCCAACTCTGTGCCCATTTATTTTTATCTGTGCCCTCTCTACCTACAGGATTATCACCCTCACAATTAGGATAATATGTTCTGACTACATTAGGTGCATTGATCTCACCACTAGAAATATAACCATCATATATGCCTTGCTTTGTTGCTGCCCATGCAGTTGGATTTAATACGGTGTCGGATCTAGATCCACCCTGAGCAACATAATAATTACAATGTGCTGTGTGACCATCCATGTCTGGTGCTCTACCCCTAAGACCATACTGTCCCGAGATAGTTTCCGTGCGACCAAATCTACCCGTGATATATTCCTCAGCAACTGCTTTACCAATAGCAGTAAAGTATCTGGCAGGATTTGTATAATTTAAAAATCCATATATGCCATAAGTATCAGTGTATTCATCATTTGGATCATCAAGATCTATTGTGCCACCATACATACTGCCACTTACAGTGCTATTAATTCTAATGGCACTTACAATTATGTTTGCTGGTATATTATTTGCTACCATGTGTGGAGTCTGAAAACTCCACCAGATATAATCACCTGCCTTATATCCAGATCCTTCATTTACAATGGAATTGACTCTAAACCTATTGTTAGTAGGATTACCTGCTTTTCCAGGCCAAGCCTCAATAGTAATATTCAACCGCATTCCTACGCCAGCACCATTTGTTAGAATGTCAAAGGTGTCAGTGTAAGTATCACTTAAAGATCCCCAGAATTGTTTCTGACCACCCTCTACATTATAAAACCACTGCGATGGCATTGATCCATCTGCTTTTTGGAAGTCTGGACCACTACCATAGTTACCATGACCAGACCAGTTGTAAGGAGTGATAATACCATCTGTGCCAACAAAGTCATGACTGAATCTTCGGACAACAGAGTTACTTACGAAGAGTCCATCTAATGTCCTAGGTTGTCTACTAGGATTAGAGTTGGTGCAAACAACAATAATTTTATGTGTGCCTGCTGTTACTGTCCTCTCAACAATGTATGGTGTTGAAAGATCTCCTGCTCTAAAAATACCACCAGCAACATCCAACAGTGGCACTTCCTCTTCATCGAAGAAAACTTTTGCAACGTCATCAACACCAAACTCAAAGAAGTAAGTATCGGTCGTTGGAAACTGGACCAAATATGTAACCGTTTGAGTGAGACATGGCAATGTACAGACCATAGGATTGACCCATACCGCATATCGATTTGCAATATCAGACCAATAACCAAGAGAACTTGGAGCAAGATCTGATGTTACTTCTTCGATAAAGAATTCTGCATTGCAATCATTACCATCACTATCTTTCAAACAAAGTTTGTTTCCATTGTCAATAACTTTGATTGGTTGATTGTTGGAATTTAAATCTGTAAATGTAATTGGATACTGCACATTAGCACTGATAGCAACTCTGTGCGATTCAGATCCTCTCTCTGCTTGCTCAAAAGATGCAGCACCACCCCAACCAACAGCAGCAATACCAATAGCATCACCACCATTAGGATTGTTTACCGTAATAGTATTAACACCTTTCTTTACTTTGTGAATTGTTAAGGTGGCATTACAATCATTACCATCATCATCTCTGAAGCAGAGCACCTGTTTAGTGTTACCATCATCATCAGCTTCAACACTAAATCCACCAGAATTTCCAGTGATAGTTGCATTGTAAACATTACCAGCAACAACATTCATTGTCTGTGTGTCATTACCATCAGGAATACCTGTGGTCTGTGTGAATGTAACACCATTTGCAGACCATGTGCCTAAAGCAACACCATGAGTATTGGGATTATCATCCCATTCAAACTTAAGTGTTACCTCAGCATCACCGTTACCATCAACAACCAGATCGCCAGCAGAATTAAAGTAAACTTCAATATCTTCACGCTGAAACTCAGGTCCTGCTACAATGTTTTGTTGTAGTTTAACTGCAACGCCAGATGTCCGATACTGATTAGGAATGTTTACTGCAAGCAAAGACCAGTTATCAAAATTATCATCATACTCTCTATTACTAGCACCAGGATTATCCGCTCTCCAATCTTGTCTAGAAGGAAGTAAAACTTCTTCACTATTGTCAGGCCAAATAACTCTCAGACCCTCTCCACTATTATTAATTCTTTCACCACCATTTCTATCATTACCAGAAATAGCATGGACGAATAACGTCCTAGATCCAGTAAGATCTGCAGTAAAGTCAACCCTTCTGGTTGTTTGCATTGTGCTGAATGGACTTGTAGTCGGTGTGCCAAAAGCAAAGTATTGATTTGCAGAAGTATTACCCTCAGGTGGAGCAAACTGTCCAATCTCACCAACACCATTACCATAGTAAAGAAGTGCCACACCTGTCATCGTTGCACCAGGCAAAGAAGCAGCATCGTAAATATTACTTTGTGTCCATGTTGTAGGACTAGTTGCTGTATCAACGTCCTGCAAATTTAAAGTAATCTGACCCAAAGCAGTAGAGTTGTTAGTAGGATCATCATCCCACTTAAGCGTCAACACAACAGTGCCAGTGTCAGATTGATCTCCACGGACAACTAACTTTGTGCCATCATCAGAAAATTGCACATCTAGAGTTGGGACTTCTTGCTCTCCAGAATATGCAGCATAAGTTACTGGAGTAGATCTCTCTCTAGGATACAGTTTTGTTGTGCTTCCATCTTCATTAACCCTAGTGATGGGAGCAATATTAATATCATTTCTAAATGGATTACATGAAGTTGGATTGATTGGAGGGACAAAGAAATCATCCTTCAATCCCCATTCCTTATTGCCATATCCTGGCCAATCAAAACACTCGCCATCAATCTGGAAAGAGCATGGTGGCATCGGAAAATTAATAGGCTCCGATCCAGGATCCCAGATAGGTCTGCAATTATAAAGCGCACCTGTCTCGGGATCCTTCTTACATGTAATCTTCTTTAGGGGATAAATTGGATTATCCCCATCGAAGGGACCAAAAATATCTTCATCATCATCATCGTCAGGTGGAGGAGGAAGACGCAAAGCGCCACCGCCATCGCCTGGATCAAAGACGACCAGAGCATCACATATGGGACCGAAATTACCTTCAGGTCTATAATACTGATTTGGATGACTCATCGAAGATTATTTTTTAATTATTTAGATACCCATTTTCACGCAACCACTGACCAGTCAGTGGAGTTGGAGGATAAACTTCCCACATATTACCAGCAGCACATGCATTGAGAGCCTTCTGAGTCATCGCTTCTGTGCGACCTGCCCACTGTGCTTCTGCTTCCCAAGGGACAGCGTTGGAGGGATAGGTGCGCTCTGCTAGCACACGCCAGATCATAGGGACTTCATCTTCAGGTTTGATGATAGCAATCATGCTGTTCTCAATGGTGCCTGCCATGCAGTCTTGTGCAGCGTGCCATCCTTCATGACGCATCAGTGTCATCAACACATTAGGACGATCCATATATCTCCTGTTGAGATAAACGTTGTTACTAACAGTGTGATATACACCACGGTGCATTGCTGGGAAATACTTTTCATCAGCAAGGAATACTTTGATTCCAATTTGATTCATTGTCATCAGCATAGTATTAAACTCTGCTGCCACTGGTGTAAATTCTTCAGTGTTAGGATATTGACTGGAGATATCCAAAAGAGAATATACTTCTTCAACATCGTCTGTACACTCACGCAATAGCATACATCCCATTGCGTCCATAGTGTTATAACCTTTGGTGATTTTGTCTTCACCTGCCTCTACGGGGACTGTCATCCCTTGTGCCGCTCCAAGGAGGAGACCAGCAAGGATATACTTAAACATAAAAAAGAGGGTCGTTTGACCCCCTCATTATATCACAGAGCATTGCCTCTTGGCAAGACTTCTTCAGGAAATACAAAGTTTTCATGTGGTTGATCAACTGGTGCCAACCAAGCACGTAGACCTTCATTCAAGAGAATGTTTTTCGTATAGAACGTTTCAAACTCTGGATCTTCCGCAGCACGAATCTCCTGTGATACAAAATCGTAAGCACGAAGATTGAGAGCAAGACCAATGATTCCAATAGAAGAGGTCCAAAGACCCATAACAGGTACAAACA